TTTTTCAACGCACGGTTTCCCGTCTTGAATCCATGCAATGCCGCCGTTTACTCCAGGGTCTATTCCAATGATTGTTTTCATAAGTTAGATTCCCGCCCCATTTCTGAGGCGGGAATGTTGTTGTTATAATCTGCCAATCGGGGCAAATCTATCCTTAATGTTTTTCAGGTTGCCTTTGTATGCAACAATGATCTTTTGTTCCCGCTTTGGAAACTTGCGAACATGCAATGTTTTTTTAGCCTGTGCCAATCTTGTGAACTCACATTCCAAATAGATGATCTTATTGTAAACGCTCAATCCGTTATCCTTGAAAAAGATTTCATGTTCTGATTCACAGCAATAATACGCTCCGTTTTTGTCACGACTATCGCCAGTCATCACGACAAAAAAGCAATCATCCTTTAACGCCTTAATTGCGTTTTGATAGCCAGCAAAAAGCATGTCGCGGAACTTCTCATAAGTGTCGAGCGAATTGATTTCACCTTCTGGCGGCAATCCGTCATAATCAAGATACTTTTCGACCTTATAGTATGGGGGGCATGAAAAAACCAAATCATACTGCTTGTCTGGAACAAAAATTGCGCTATTACTCTGATGCCATTTCACGTTAGGAAACTCTGAGCAAATTTTGTTATTTGCATCGCACTGGTTTTGTCTAATCTCGCTCGAAAGATATTCATACCCGCACGCGCCAGCAACATAGCCCATTTGCACACCTCCGCCGAACGGGTTGTAAATGCTGTTTCCATCTTTTGGCATGAAAAACCGCGCAATGACTTCACACGCCACAGGGTCGAGAACACTTGCATTTCCGTTGTGTGCTTTCGTGCTAACTTTGATTTCGCCCTTTTCATCAAGTTTGCGCTTTGTGTTGACCACATTTGAAAATCCGGCTTCACCCTGCCAGCATCCTTCACGGCTTGCATAAGATGGATTTGCAACTCCATTGCGCTCGCCAGCCTCATCAATGCGCGCTCTCCATTCTTTTTTCAAGCGTAGCCAATCCCCCTTGATAGAACTCCATACATTGCACATTGTGATGTGAGCAAGTAGCTTCATCCGCGAATCTTCAAGTTTCCCGTTAATCATGTAATGGAATCCCGACATTTTCAAGTATGTCACAAATCCAACGCTTTCAAATAGCTTTGGCGTTTCAAACTTGCTTTTTGGGTCAGTTGTTATCAACGCGGGATAATGCTCTGGACGCTTTGATAATACCTCCAAAACCATATCGCGATACAATTCCTGGCTGTAGTGCGCTGGTTCGATAACAGATTGCAATAGACAAAACTCCTTGCATTCATCATTAATTTGGAAGGTGAAAAATCCAGCAAATGCGTCATCTACTTTCAAGATGATAGCTGAATGGATTTGCATGTTTTTCCGTGCCGCTCTCATTGCAATACCGTCTTCGATAGCCAGCTTTGCAACATCAGCTTCATATCCTGAGCCTAGAACGCTTTTAACGTGGATGAACTCGGTTTTCTTTTTGAATAATTCAGTTTGCATATTTTTTTTCTTTGTGTTGTGTGTTTCTTTTTTGTTTGTGTAGCCTTGCGGAACTCCGCATTGATCTGTGCAATCTTCGCACTTCCCTGTAAATACTTGCGGGTCGTTAATGCTCATAGTTACTACGGCGTTAATGTCCCTTCTTCTTTCAACAATTATATCCCCATTTACTACTTGCGGGTGTGTTGACGGCACGCGCAAAGGATTATCAATTTGTGGTTTCAACTTGTAAAGGTCACTTTGTATTTTTGCCATGCGTCTTCCTTCATCGGTGTCTCCAAATTTAGCTGAAACAATCCGTGCGACTGAAATCAGCCCCATGCCCTTGATTCTCCAGAATTGGCGCAACCTGTGTTCCAATTCTTCATCTGTATCTAAGCCAGAAAGCGAGGTATTGAAAACAACGCCAGCATCTTTCATGCGTAGCAAATGCTCATCACTAGCCGCAATCCAATGTTTTGTGATAATTACGGGTGTTTTGAATTTACCCAGCCACTCGCAAACTTCAGTTGTCCCGCTCCAGTCATGACTAGGGTCGCCCATTGTGCCAATTCTAAACCAGTTTGCATCATGCGCTTTTACTTTGCGCTCGATCATTGCTTTTTCTTCTGGAATGATTTTCCGACTCACGCTCACAGGAAAATCATAGCCATACAATGAAGCAAGTTTGTGTGCGTAACATGAACCGTAGCAACCTACGCCTGGTCTAGCTTTCATTCCTAAACTGCAACCCTTGACCGTATCAATATCCATTACGCCCTTGCTGTTGACTTCAACTGTCAAACGCTTTGCGTATCTTTTGAATTTAAGGTTGAGTTGGTTTTTCATAGTTGGGCTTTGCTTGCATTTTTGCGCGTTTCTTCATAGTGTTTCATGTGTTAAGTTATACGTCCCCCGATTTGTTTTCTTTCAGTTTTTCGAGTGCTTTTTCGCTCATTGCAATAATTTGATTCGGCGTAATCTCGCCTTGCTCGCCAGTGTCGCTTATGCTGTAATTCATGGGCAGTTCAGCAAGCGAAGGTGCTGCCATTGTAAAAGCGACAACAAACGCCGCAGCATGTTCCAGTGCCTCTTTCAACTCATCGCGTTCCTGCCTCGCTTGGTTGCGCTCGCGTTCTAGTATGCGTGCAAAATCGCGCATCTCGTCCCCCGTTGGCGGATCTGGTTGCTTGCCATAATCGCGCCAGTATCTAGCATCAGTCTCCGGCGTCTCCGGCGTATCACTCATGGCTTGCCCTCCTTGTCTTCTTGCTTGATGATAAACTTCTCCAGATCTCCGCAAGCATCGGTTAAATGCGTCAACAAATATCTCGCTTCTTGCGCGGTCAAATACCCCAAATCAATAGTGGTATTTCCCGCCTCAATATGCACTTGAATATATTTATCCAGCACTTCTTTTGTTTTGATGTTCATTTCGTTTGTTTTAGGTGATATGCCAGTTTGTAAACGGCTTGCCCTTTGAAATTTTCCATTGTCCAGATTTTGCCCTCGCGCTCTAATCGTCTCAGCGTTGCGCCGATTGCCGTTGTGCTAGCTTTGACGTTTTCCGCCAGGTTTGCGATTGTCGCTTGTCCGGCTTGTAGGTCACGAATTATCTTTTGTTCCAGCGTCATAGTTCGGAATGATGGCACGGAAAACTCGTTCGCGCTCGGTTGCATAAGCGATACAGAACAACTCGGCGGCTTCTTTCAACTTTTCTGTAAAATCGTCGTATTCGACGCGCAAGATCAGCGGGTTTAAGCCTGGGAAGTAGCTCATAAAATACCATTGCTGGATTCCGGTGACCATCATCGACCAGTGAACCTGCACGGCGTATTCGCTCGGCAATACAGCTTCCATGAGGTAATCCACATGCGTATCCACGCTGGGGCATTTGATCTCCAATCCGGCGATGTATTCGCCATTCGCTGAAATCAGCCCGTCAGGTGAGCAAGCCAAAATCAGATTGTCCTTGCACACGCACAAGCCTACTTCATCCACGGCAATTCCCGTATGCTCTGTAAACATCATCCGCGCCTCGGATTCAAACTCATGCCCCCATTCGGTGTATTTGTTTCCTTGAAATGCCTGCGGGTCATCTAGCACGCATTCACGCGCTAGTCGTCGCATATAGCCCGTGGCAGACTTTGAGAGCTTGCCAGTGGGTGTGAGTATGCTTTTCGCCTGTGAAGCGGTGGCACGCCCTTTACGCGCCTGTAACCACTCATCGCTCCCTTGTGGGAATTTGTCGAGGATTATGAAGCTCATGGTTGTGCCTCCTTTCTTGCTGCCAGCATTGCGTCTGCGATGGTGTATGCTGCAATCGCGCAAGTGCCAGCGCGATAAGCTAGCACTTCATCATCCATCGCATCATCATGCTTATCCCATGCTCTGTGAATTTGATTGTTTTCGCTAAATTCAGCATCGGCTTTCATCCTGACTTCATTACTGTAAGACAAAATACTGGGCAAAGCCGCCGCTGCAAAGTAGTCGCGCAGGGTCATGCCGTCGCTGTATCTGATTGGCTCCATATCTGGTTCAATGCAATCGCTTTTTGAAAATGCCGCGCCGCCATCGTCAATCTTACTCATGACAATTCCTCCTCGATCTCGCTAGTGGTTTCCAGTGCTGGCATAGACAACGACAGCGGGTCAATAGGCGTAGTGCGTAGCTGTGGCGTTACGTTGCGCGGTGGCAAGCGATCATCGTCCTTGGAGATGTGTTCGATAATCTCCGCGCTGATTGGCAGCATCTTAGTGAGACGGCGCACGGCTGTCTTTTTTGCCATCTCGTTGTAATCGCTAACCCACGGGCCAGATTGCCCGGCTTTAGAGCGTGAGCGGATTCCGTCAACTTCTGCCTTGGTCATGACGCATGTTTGCGTTTCGCCGCTGGCTAGCTTAGCCTCGGCATAGACTGCTTTCATCGCGCCTCGGTCTGATAGCCAATCGACTGTGTGCGACACGTTGCCATTCTCCCATGAGAAGCCGTCTTTCTCGCAAACGATTTCAGCGCGGATGCTGGTAACGTCACCGGAGCGTCTGACAAGCTCAATAAGCCCCATGTAAGACACAATCAAGGTGCATTCCTTGCCGTTCTGGCAAAGCGGTCAGCGTTTAGGTGTTTCGGCAGCGCAAGGGCAAATTGCGCCTTTACGTTGTCTTCGGATAGCAAGCCTTTCAGCGTGCGCGGTTTCGTTGGTTTGGTGATTTCGTTTTCTGGTTGCATAGTATTGGTATTGGTTAGTCGTTTTCTTGTTGTTGTTTTTTCAGATGATTGATTGCGTCTTTGAGTTCATCGGGAGAACTGCAATCCCAAAGAAGCGCAGCGTTGCGCCATTCGGTAATCTTATTATCTAAATCTAGCATAATCGACATTAAATCATCGAATGTTATACAAGGCGAACATGCCAAGCATAGGCGGCTGGCACGGCTCAGGCTCCGACAATCCAAGGCGAGCGCGTGTCTCGGCTGGCATTGAGTTAATTTCCGCTGGCATTGGCAGCGCGGGGATGGATGGTAGGGTATTCATGGTGTGTTATAGTGATTCTGTTTTATTGCTTGTTGTTTGATGTGGATTCTTTCAGTTCAATGAGATCTTTAATGGCTTGCAAGATTGCGAATCCGTGCGCTGATTTGTGTTCTTTTTTAGGAATGCCCAAAAGCTCCCCAGCGTAATCAATGAGCGCAAATGCGCCGTCTCTTTGTCGTTCTAATTTACGCGCAAAGTCTGATTCGACAACATGCGATGGAGTGCATCCTTCGTCAATAAATTCCATTGCGTCTGTCTCTGGTGTAGGTGTATTTTCTTCGCTCATTACTTTCCTGTTTTGATTTGCTTTCTTTTGCCAGCGCGGAAACTGTTAGCACCAGTCATGCTGTTGTGAATTTGCAGAACGCGCAATTCGCTTTTTGTTAGCGACTCGCCGCGGTTCAGTTTCGCCACTGATTCTGCTGCTTCGTTTTTGATTTTCTCTAGGGTGTTCATATTTTGATTTGGTTAGCGTCACTCGCGGCGACAGGGGACAAATTAGCAAAACGATTCGCTAAGTCTAGAAAAAAATCATTTATTTTTCACTTTGTTCTGTAGCCTTTATTCTACAGCATTGATTTTCTTCGCGGATTCGACATGCGACCATGCCAGGTTGTCGCTTTCCGGTGCTGGCATGTCGAAAAATGCGTTTTGCAGTTCTTCGATTAGATCACCGAAAGCAATACCCTGCTCGCTCATTTGCTCGTGTTTGTCGCTCATGGCAGTAGTGTGTAAGTGGATTTCAGAAACGCGCCTTGCTTGTAGCTGATGCGGTTTACGATGTTATGCCCTTCCCGTCTCAGATCGCTAATGCGCGTGCTGACTTTGGTTGAGCCTGTCAATTCCGTGAGGCGTGAGAGCGTCACGGGTTTCCCGCTTTTGAGGGCGGCCAGTATTTTCTGTTTGGTGTGTTTCATGGTGGTATTAGTCAAGGTCGTAATGCCCGCAGCAAGGAGCGTCTTCGCAATCGCAAATGCGCCCATCCTGTGGTCTGTTGCGTTCTCTTAATGCTGCAATCGCTGCATTCATGTGTCGCAGATTATTCTCTCGCATTTCTCCGGTAGTGCGCGATGCGTGTTCTTTAGCAAGAAGAATCTGTTCGCGTAGAGCTTCGCGTTTTTTGTTGATTTCGTATTTGGTCATGGTGGTTTGATAGTTGATAAAATATATGTTATGATCTGAAAAATCTTTGTTCTCTAGCCGTGTCAAACGCCACATCGCTTGCGTAGTCACATGCGCCGCAATCTCCCCACTGGTTGTCGTGTGGGCAAATATCCGATTCAATGATATCCGGTTCGTCATGCGTCATTTCCGGTTCTGGCGCGATATCATGCTGATCGTTGTAATCCTGCGCCCAATCATCCATCGCTTTGCGGATTGCAGTTGCAACTAATTCCGGTGGTTCTTGCTGCTCTAGAATGTCTTCAAGCGTCATATACCATTCTGGCGGTTCTTGATCGTCGGGCGGATTGTTCCAATAGTCGTTCATAGTTTATTGGCAGTTGATGGTGATTGTTGTGATACGTTGTTCTGATTCGTGTCTTTCACTTTTTTTCTCTTTCTCGGCTTTTTCGCATTTTCGCGGCAAGCCCTAGTTTTGGCGGCGGATTTTTTCGCCCCTCCGATTCTGCCCATTTCGCTGGCTGTGATGTTCTGTTTCATTATTTGCTGGTGCGGTGATTTACAAATCCGGTCTTGTGCGATTCCATGAGAATCCATTCTGTCGAGTATTCGCTGAGGTAGTATTTACGTTTCATATTTTCTGAGGCTGTTTGTTTGGTTGTTTATGCGCGTTACAGTCGCGCCCCTGTTGGTGTTAGGCGGGAATGGTAGTGATACGGGTGATGTGCTTTGGATTGCACCAGTTGCACCAAATTTGATGTAATTCCGAACGGGTGTTACCATTTTCGTCGGTAATATCAACCTGTTGAGTTTGCGCGATGACCTCTCCCTGAGTGTCAGCGCGATGCAATACGTCTTTGCGTTCGTGTTGAGTGAGTGTCATGTTGCCGATTTTTATTGTAGTTTTCATAGTGTGTATTTGGTTTGGTGTTAGTCATCGCTCGCGGCGACATGCGTAAGTTAGCAAATCGCTTCGCTAAGTCTACACCAAAATGCACTTTTATCGAATTATTTTCATTTTCCTATATTCTAAGCGGATTCCAGAGCGCAAATTGTTAGAGAAAAACCTCGTGTTTTTGTTAGAAAATGGGCGTTTTGGGGTGATTTTGTGAATTACTAGGGGAATAGTATTTCCAATTTCTTGCGATTTTCGCTTGCCAATTTTGCGGGATAAGCAAAACGCGCTTTACCTAATCAGCGCAAAT